CAGACGTAATGGCTCAAGATAAGGCCGTTAAAATTGCTGAAGAAAATGCAACAAAGAGAGGCGAATTAACAGCTAAAATTGCAGCATTATTAGACGAAATGAATATCACATCATTCGAGGACTTAGAAGAAGATGTAAAAAGAGAATTTATTACTAAAGCATTTGGTAATGTTTCTGAAGAAGAAGCAGGTATTGAAGCTGAAGAATTAGAAGATGAAACTAAAGTGGTTGATTCAGATGTTGAGCAACCAGAAGACGTTGAAAAAGAATTAGATCTAGAAGGTGAAGGTGACGCTGAAGGCGATGAAATCGCTGAAGGTAATGCATTCATTTTTGCTGCAGCAAAGGCTAAAGCAGCTGGAGAAAAGGAATTCGAATTCAATGGTAAAACATATAAAGTAACCTTAAAGAAAGACACGGGTCTTAGAGAATCTGTGCTAATTATTACTGAAGGTACAAGAGGTCAATTTGGCAAAATTTATAAGACTGGTGAAATTGCATCAGTATATACACATTACGATTCTTATCCAGAAAACATGCTTCCAATCATTAAGAAGGCATATAAAAAAGGTACAGACGTTGATGCTGTAATCTCTAAAGGAGATAACTCTGGCTTAGAAGCAGACATTAATAAAATGAATTTCTATGGAGATGTTAATAGCATGAAACCAATGAAAGGTAGTGTTAAAAATCTTAAGAAATATATTAATGACGCCGATAGTAACGGAGCAGAATATGCATACTTATTTGATGAAAGAGATGGTAAATGGTATATGATCGAATTATACGGTGATAGAGATTTAAAACCTGCATTTGAATCAGTACAAGTAGAAGAAGGTAATGCCTTTGGTGATGCTGTAAGAAAAGCTAAAGAAGCTGGTGAAAAAGAATTTGAATTTGAAGGTGAAACTTACAAAGTAGAAGAAGATTTAGAATCAGTTTTATGTGAAGCAACTGTAGAAATGGATGCAATGGATCCAGATGATAAGGACTTCTTAAAATTTTTAAAGAAGCATAAAGTAACAATCATTGATAAAAAAATGGATGGTCCAGGCGGTGGTAACCCAGTTATCACAATGCAAGGTAAAAGAAAAGATCTTGAAGCTGTTTTAGCTGATGAAGAATTAGGATGGGCTGATCCAGACCTAGCAGAATATATTGAAGAATCAATTTTAATTGAAGCTGCAGTTGAAGAATCAGTAGTTACTGAAGTAAACGAAGCTGAAATTAAGTCTGATGATGAATTCAAAGAATATGCATTTTCAGTTTTACAAAAAGCTTTTGGCTCTGACTTTGACGAAGCTAAAGCACAGGAAGTTGTTGATGGTATCTTAGGTAAAGTTGACGGAGATTACGGAGCTGCTGTAGGTATGTTAACATCTTCATTAGGTGAATCATTAGAAGTTAATGAATCTAAAGAAGAGGATGAAGCATATTCAATTATGCAAGACCTTCTTGATGAAAGAGATCCATTTGAACTAGAAATGATGGAACCAGAAGAAGCTGAAGAGGTAGTTTCTTCATACGGCCACAAGGGTTCTAAAGCAAAGAAAATTGCACAATACTTATACAACATGGCTTCAACTGGTGCATTTGAATCAGTAACTAATGAATCAGTTGAAGTTGCCGAAAAAAAAGCTGATGGTACAATCTCCGATGACGAAGACGAAAAAAGAGAAGAATTGTTAGGTGAAGTTGAACAAGTAATGGACACTTTACTTAAAAGAATCAAAGAGGTCTCATTTGAGATTGGAGGAAATTTCAGAGCACCTGGCATTCAACATGATGCTAAAAAGGTGATTGACAGTATGGTCAAAAAGTTTAAATAAATTTAGAGAAAACTTGACCCGGATTTTTCTGGGTCAAGTTTTTTTATTATATTAGCCTTATGAAACACGTTAAACTATTCGAGCAATTTGTTAATGAAGCAGGTATTTTCAATACCTATAATACTATTGTTGGCTACGAGCTTAAGAAGTTTATGGATTCATATAAGGAATTACACAAGGACAACCAGGTGATTTACGACAAGAAAGAGGATATTTCTTATGGTATTCGTAAAGGGTCAAAAGAGGCTCACTGGAAATACTTCCATGATGATGGCAGAATCTATCACTCTGAAAGAGATAGAGATGTTCTTGGTCTAATTCACGGTGCTAAAATGGTATCAAAAAATCATCCATGGTCAAAATGAAACACATAAAACTATTTGAACAATTTATAAATGAAGGTTTTGATAAACCTTTACATAAAAAGATATTGAAATTTATTGAATCTACTAAAACATATATGGAGGTTTATGATGAAAACAATACCGAAGAGATCTTGTTACAAACAAGAGAAAATGGTGATGTTGGATACGAAGAAGTAAGTGATATAGATATCGCAGAAGCCGAAAGAGTTCAGAAATTGATTAAAAATAAGTTTCCAGATTTAAGAGTTAGTATTGAAGAAGTTGATGAATGGGTACATTTAAACATTTTAGGACCTAAAGTACCAGAATACAGATACAAATTCCAAAAAGCAGATCCAAAAACAGGCTCAGGTTTTTCTGAAACTTTTAATACATTTGATGAGATGCTTAAAAAACGAAAAACATTTGTTGGCGGTGTTAATTGGAAAGATGTTAAAAAGAATTTAGATAAAATAACAGACTATCCAAATAACTTATTTACTGGCTGGCACTCTAGTAATAAAATTGTAATATCTAAGGCTGGCGATAGAGGTAATGACTGGGGCTATGACTTTTATGTATATAAATTAAAGGACGAAGAATAATTATGAAACACATAAAACTATTTGAAGCTTTCTTAAATGAAAGAGCAGCAGACTATGAATACTTAGTAGATCTATTGTTAAACGCTGATTTAAAATACGACGTTTATTACAATAACTCTTGGAGAGTTGTTAATGTTGGTGGTACAGGGTATGATAAAGGTGATTTAGTTAAGCAGTTTAATGCTAAACCAGGCCAATCTCAAAAAATTAAGGATAACTTCTATTTAGCAGCTCAAAACCCTGCTGAAACAATGAAGCAAATTGATAAACTTACAAAAGGTAAAATTGAAGTAAAGCAAGAAGGTAGCTTATTAAAATACACTGTAAAATAAAATGAAATTACTTCTAACATATCAAGAGTTCTTAATTGAAAAAGCAAACCGAGATCTAAATGAGTGGAGAGATTCTCAACTTATTATGGAAGGTGGTGCAGCGGGCCACATGAGTCACCCGTTTGATGAGACTGATTTGACCTTTGGAGATTTCAAGAAAATCATTGAGAAGGGCTTGAGTGGTAATCTACACTTTGAAGAAGAACCTACTGAGAAGACCGATGGTCAAAATGTATTCGCAACTGTTCAAGACGGCGAAGTTAAATTTGCTCGTAATAAAACAGAATTAAAGTATCCTATGGATCTTAAAACTTTTAAGCAAAAGTTTGAAGGTCACCCAAGTAAAATGGTTGAGGAAACGTTCCAATTTGCAGCTGAAGATTTAGCAAAAGCTCTAATTAAATTATCAGCCAAAGATTTAGAAGCGTTTGACAATGGTAAGAACTTCATGAATATGGAGTTAATTTACTCAAAGAATCCAAACGTCATCTATTACGATAGAGATGTTATTCAATTCCATGGAATTAAAAAGACAGATGGCGAAGGTAATATTATTGGAGAAGAATCAAGTTACGCTAAAAGTATCGCAGCAGCTTTAGAAAAAGTTAAAGCAAACGTTGGTAATACTTTTACAATTATTCCTCCACAGGTTATTAAACTAGGTAAAGATATGAACTTTGATCAAAATAAGGCTAAGTTCTTTAAACAAGTTCAAGATCTACAGGATCGTTATAAATTAACAGATGCTGATGAAGTTTCAATGTATCATGAGATGTGGTGGAGAGAACAAATTGATCAAAACTTTCCAGGTTTATCACAGGATATTAAAGAAGGTCTCTTACTAAGATGGGCGTATCAAGACAAAAAGACTCTTAATATGAGATCACTTGATAAAGAAGTGGGTAAAGAAGGAGCAGCAAAGGTTAAAGAATTTGATAAGATTTCAGGTCAAAAGTACAAAGAGAACATTAGACCATTTGAAGACTTATTCTTAGAACTAGGAAGCGTTATTCTTAAAAACGCAAGTAATTTTGTTGCTGCTAACCCAAGTGCAGAAATGCAAAGATTACACAATCAAATTAGAACAGAAGCCGATAAAATTAAAAAAGGTGGAGATGTCAAGCAGGTTGAAAAAGTAATGTCAGAACTTGACCGTTTAAATAGAATTGGAGGCATTGAATCCATTATTCCAACTGAAGGTATTGTATTTAGATATAAGGGTAAAGTAATGAAACTTACAGGTACATTTGCTGCAATTAATCAGTTGATGGGTATTATAAAATACGGTAGATAAAATGAAAAAAGTTAAATTATTTGAAGCATTTATTACAGAAGGAAAATGGTCTAAAATTATGACTGGAGTTAAAAAAGGTTCTAAGTCAGGTCCATGGACGGTAGTGGTTATCAAAGATGGTAAGGTTATCGACCAATTGCATGTTGATATAATGGATGCTATTCCAGCATCTTATGAAGCTGCCAAAAGAAAACATCCTAACTCTAAAATTTCTATTGAAGATAACGAGGGTATGATTGTATATAATGAATCAGTAGTTAATGAAGCTGTTGCAATGAGTTTAGATCAAATGACAGATTGGTTAGAAGACGAACTTGGGTTTAGATTTGTTGATACGACAGAAAGATTTAACGGTAGTAAAGGTGGTATTTGGTTAGCAGCAGACGACAAGGAAGAATTTAAAGGTAAAGTAGTTTATGACTACTATGCAAAAAGCCCTGCTTATGAAATGGGAGTTTTAAAAACGTTTGCAAAAGAATTGCAAAAAAGAGGATGGTATAGTGAATTTTACGATCCAGGAACTGTGATGCTCTGGCAAAAATAAGATTAAATAAAAATTATGGCACTTAAAAAATTAAGAGAACATTTTCAGGAGACAAACTCAAATGCTTTTCAAAAGCTATTGAGCAATAGAGTAATGGTTGTTGAAAAAATTTCAGCACCATCTTTTTACGTTCGTAGAGTTAATGATAAATTTGAATTTTACAAATCTTCAAATGGAGAACCACTTACTATCGTAGATCGTACTATTATGTCATTATATGAAATTGCAATTAAACATATTCAAAGTTTAGATCCAACTTCTAAAGAATCTCTTCCACATGATTTTAAGTTTGGTTTTGAATATTTACCAGAAGAAAAGGTGTCACGTTTTGAATACACTAAAACACCAAACAATACTTTAATCTTAACTCATATTCAACAATTAACCGAGAGCGGTAAAGTTAAAAAAACAATTATAGATCCTACTATCATTAAGAAGTGGTCTAAAGTATTAGACGTTGAACCACAAACTGTTTTATTTGACGGTATGTTAACTTCAATGCAAAAAGAAAAACTAACAAGATTGTTAGAAATGAATGATAAAGAGTTTTCTGCTAACTATGATTATTTAACAGAAACTGAAAATATGACATCATTCACTAAAGAAATTTACAAGATCTTTAATCCAAATGCGCATGCTACGATTTTACAAGAAGATTTAGAAAAAGAAATTGATGGATTAATTCTTAACTTCGCAGAAGGTAAAAAAATCTATTCATATAAACTTGAAGACTTTATGAGACAATCTCTTAATGAAGGTCGCGAAAGTTCTCATATTTATCAAATCACAGTTGCGGATCTTTTAGAATATTTCATTAACTATGATTTCAGTGAAATTCAATTAGTTGAAGAGACCGCTGATCATAGATATATCGAATTAATGTCAATTGCGTTTAATGAATATGTTACAAAGAACGCATCTAAATATATTGGAGTTAACTTTGAAAGCGCTGAATTCTCAAGTGCAGAATCATTCAAGTTAAACACTAACTTTGTTAAAAACGAGAAAACACTACGTCACGTTTCAAATGAAGTTCTTTCTGAATTGTTTAAAATTACTTTAGGTACTTTTAGAAAGAAGAGAACAAAGACATCAGATATCATTAACGATGATATGATGAAGCAAATGAATGAAGTTATCGATACTATTAATCAGGTTGTTTTCGTAGAGAACACTGATGAAAATTCTATTTATGATTATAAGAACTTTATGTTGCATAATAATATTAAGACAAAAATGAGTTTAAACGAAGCATTAAAAATTAATCATGGTGAACAAGGCGCTGAACCAGTAAATATGTTTGTTGGAAGATTTCAACCATTTACATTAGGTCATGCTAAAGTTCTTGAAACTATTCACAAACAAAATGGTTTTCCAGTTGTTGTATTCTTAGTTAAATCTAAGACTGTAAAAAAAGGTGATGAATTTAGCAGACCATATGATGAAAAATTACAGGTTGAAATGTTCAAACAGGTTCAAAAACAATATCCATTCCTAAAAGAAATCATTGTAGTTTCTTCAGCGGCAATCGATATGATGTTTAATGAACTACGTCCTAAATATGAACCAGTTCTTTGGGGAACAGGAACAGATAGAATGAAAGCATACGGTTATCAAGTTAATAATGATTCTTATAGAGATCAATTAAATGTCCGTAAAGACTTTAGCCTTTATGAAATTCCAAGAACTGACGATAATATTTCTGCTACTAAAGTTCGTAACGCAATGTTAGATGGTGATGAAGCTTCATTTAAAGCAATGACTCCTAAAGCGCTTCATAAGATGTATAAGACTTTAAAAACACAATTAGAAAAGTCTATGAATTTAATCACTGCATCTAAAGATCAACCAGAAGGTTTAATGACCTTTGAACAATTTATGAATAAACTACAAGGATAATGAATTATAAAGACATAAGAGTTAAGTTTCAAAAAGCAATGAATGAGGCAAGACAGCCTTATAGTCAAGGATTATCACAAGTCATTAGAGATATTTTATTAAAGAATAAAGTCAGAGGTAACAAAACACAGAAATTAGACGAGCTTCGTTTTGGTATTTCAGGAGATTCTAAACAAACAGTTGATTATTTAAGCAATGTTGCCTTGAAAGGAATTAATCAACAACACTATACTATTACGTTTGAGGGACCAGATAGAGCTAAAAAAGGAGATGCTAAATCAGGAACTTATAATACATATAAGATTACTATTTTAAATCCAATCTCAATTAATAAATACAAAGCCCAACCCGGAGATGTCGTTTACATTATCGATAACTTAAAGGCAAAATCAAATATTCAAAATAAAATGTTAACCCCAGATGGCTTAGGTCTCGGAGGTAAAACATTTAAAAATTTAGATGAGGTTAAAAGAGCAGTTGAAACGGCTTTACTTCAATTAGTATCTAATGAATCGATTTCAGAAGTTCATAAAGAGTTCATGTTACTCCTAATCGATAGCTTAAGAACAATTAAAAAGAGATATACTCACGTTTCAGACGTAGCAGCAGGAGCAACTGATCAAATATTTTTCGAAGGAGAATATGGAGATCACTTAAGTGATCCAGATGTTGCTAAAATTGCAAAAGATTATGGTGAAATTTTAGGAGGTATCTATATGTTACAAATGACAGGCGGTGGAGCTAAAGGGTTAGAATTTCCAACTGCTGCCAATGAACCACTTGTTGACTTTTATATTGATGGACAGGGTTTATCAATGAAAGCTGGAACCGGTGCAAGTGCTTCTTTAAGTAATGTTGCATCTTTAATTTCACAAAATCCATCAAAATGGGAAAACTTAATGTCAACTGAAAATGAAAAGTTAATGTTAAAGGTAGTTCAGTTATTTGGTAATGAAACTGCATTCATGGGAATGTTTAAAGTTGCTGAATTATTAAATACACCAGGATGGGAATATCTTAAAGAACTCTTAGGTGATAAAAACTTAAAGGCCGATAAATTAGATTCTACTAAACTAACACAATGGGTACGTGAATATTTCACTAAGAATCCAGATGAAGCATATGAAAAGTTTGACACATACTTTAGTAGATTAAATAAAAAACCAGATGGTTGGGATAATAAAGAATTACAAATTGAAGATGCTATTCAGCGTAAAGAAGGTTACGGTTTGATATTCTCACCTCTTGCATATCACGTTAAAGATCAATTAAACGACAATGATTTATTAATTGACGCATTGGCATCAGTTGTTCAAAAATTTGATGTTCTACAATTATACATTGATTTATCTATTAACACTAAGAAAAAATATCAAAAATACTTATTAAAAAAGTTTGCTGAAGGCAAGTTTTTATTTAATGCAACTCCATCGGTCAACATGCCAACAAGAAACAAGTTTTCTTTCAAGATGGTTAAAAAGTAAGATATATAATCTAATATTATAAAAAATAACAATACACATGGATTTCAATAATTTCTTAAACGAAAGACGTATTACTATTAAAAGAAGATATACTGAAAATCACCCAGCACTAGAAGCTGGTCAATCTGCTAGAGTACGTAATAAAATTTTAGAAGCAATTGCAGACGGATCTATTACAACTGAAGAGTTTGAAAATATTGTCTCTGAAATTTCTAATGATTCTAAAAGATGGGTTAAGAGAAACTCAAGATATTTCAGCGTATCTGAAGAAGGAGTTTCATTATCTAAGTTCGGTAAAAGAATTCTAAAGAGCATCGCAGTAAATGAAGCTTTAATTAATGAAGAAAAATCAGCATCTGAAAAGCTGGCTGATGAAGTTTCAGGCGAACTATATCAAGCAACTCTAAGAGGAAACTCAGCTACAGTTACTGCAACTACTACAACACAAACTTGGGACGATGGAGTTCCAGTCCTAAAATATCTTGCAAAAGGTAAGGGCAAGCCAGTTAAAATGGAAAAGAAAGTATTCAATGTTGTTCACGATGTTGCACATGGTTGGTTCTATTTTACAGATGGTAGAAAATGGTTCGGTCTTCATATGGAAGATGGATATTACGATCCTTCTGATTTACCATTCGATCTTAAAGTGGCAGAATCAGTAGATGAAAAAACAACTAAGAATCCAGAAGTATGGGTTCCTGGTGATTTTGATAAAGCAGTAGGTAAATTAAAAGCTTCTCAAATCACAAGAGAAAAGATTATCGAATTAGCAAAAAAATATGATGTTGGTGTAGTTGATGCAATTGCGTATGTAGAATACGGCTGGAGCTTAGACCTATCAGAAAATAATAACACAGAAATGGCAAACAATTTTATTTACGAATCATTCACAGAATTCGTTAACTCATTAAATGAGAATCAACAAATTAATGAAGGTAAAACAGAAAACGGTAAAGTAGTTACTGCGTGGAAAAAAACAGGTCTTACAGATCTTGATGCAATTGCTAAGGTATATGCTGATGCAATGGAAGATGCAAATTTCCATAGAGAAATCGTAACTTCTAAAGCAATTGGTTCTGCATCAAGAGCTAAGAAAATGGATGTAGACCCTTCTAATATTTCTAGTGCAGCAGGATGGTCTGGGTATGCAATTGCAAACGGTACTGTAGATTTCTTAAGATCTATCGATCAAGAAGCAGCAGCTGATAAACTATACACTGCAATCTCTAAGTTTAATTTAAACGAATCGACTTTAATTAACGAAGCATTCAAATCTTCAAAGCTTTCTTCGATCGCTAATCTAAATTATGGAGACCAGTCTTTCTTTAAGGCGGTTGCAGCATTCACAAGAGTAAAACTAGATCAGATCACTGACGATCAAGTTGTTGAAATGACTCCAAAAGAGGCTTACAAAACTAAAGCACATCCAGACGCACTATTCTTCTACATTTCCGACAATGAGAAGACTAATCCGTATGCTGACAGAAACTCATGGAATAAAAACATTCCAGGAAACACTCTACTTGCAGTTGCAAATGGTAGAAACGAAATGTTTAACGTGTCATGGGAAAAATCTTGGGCTACTAAAGACAATAGCAAGACGCTTAAGAACGTTGGTAGATACGGAGAAGGTCATGGTGTAGATAAGAGACACTCTGGCTATGGTGCTTCAGGTCTATCAAACATCAAAAGACTTTCTGAAGTTGCAGATAGAGTTCTAATGTTTGACCCTTCAATTCTTCCTTCATCAACAGATCAAAGAGTTGAAAGAGCTGCTGCTAAGAAAGGTGCAATTGCTTTTATGAACGATAAAGAATTTAAAGCGATTAATCAAAAGAGATATACAGAAATTTTATCTACTAAGGCTGCAGCACTCCCATTAGACAAGGAAGTTGACAAAGCAATTAATATGTTAACTAATCAAATTAAAAAAGGTTTAGCAGCTGGAGAAACGACAAGATACGGTGATATTAAGATCGGAACCAATAAAAAAGGAAACGATGCTAAGTTAAGAGATGCTTCAAATCATATGTCAAGTATTCTCGATGCATACTCAAATTATGTTGAATATTCTAATAAAGTTACAAAGGCCACACAGGATGGAGAAAGAACTTCATATTACACAGAATACGTTAAACAATACGCTAAAGACGTTGCAGATAAAATCAAGAAGATCCCAACGTTTGACTATGCTTGGTAAAACTTAAACACTAATACATATAAAAAATGAAACACGTAAAATTATTTGAACAATTCGCAAACGAAAAAGTTTACAGATTAACTGGAATGTATGCATCTAAAGGTATTATTGGAGCTTTAATGCAAGCATTTAAAAAAGAGATTGAAAGAATCAGCCACAACGGTGATCCAGTTGAAACCCTAGACGAAGTTAATGCAGCTTGGGCTAAATGGGCTCCAAAGGACGGCGCTAAAATCATTATTGACAGAGTAATGAAAGCCGTTAAGAACAAAGAAGAGGTTGCATTTATTACAGCTTCATTGAACTCGAAATGGGAATTAAACCCTGAGTTCGGCGATGGTGTAGGCGGTGTAATGAGATTCTACATTCCAAACGACTTTGTAATCAACGTTGGTTTCATGGATGACGCTGATGGTAGCAGATATTCAAGAAAACTTGATGGCGGGTTGAACACTCCACTTTTTATTGCATCTAAAGATGTTGAAATCATGGGAGCATTCGATCCAGAAGTTGGTCATAACAATGTTGAGATCAGAGGTCGTGAGACTATGATGGCTGACGAAAAATAATTATGCCAAGTACAAGTAAATCACAACAACGACTAATGGGAGTTGCATACGCTGTTAAATCTGGTGATATGCAACTTTCTGACATTGATAGCGAGTACAGAGACAAGGTAAAAGAATTAGTGGACGGCATGTCCTTAAAGGATCTTAAAGATTTTGCATCTACTCCGCATGAAGGTTTACCTGAAGTTGTTGAAAATATTACACCAGCTTCGATTGGAGGTATGGGTCAAGTTCAACTACCTATCAAAACAGAAGTTGGATCTGGTGATGTCCCAGCAGGTCGAGGAGATGCTAAAAAAAGATATAAAAAGAAAATGAAATTTAAGCACAAAATCGCAACATACGAAGAATTTCTTTCTACCAGCAAAGAAGCAGTAAATGAAATGGGTATTAATGATCCAATTCTAATCGCGTTTAGAGCTGCTAAAATGAAGCGCGAAGCTGAATTGGCAAAACCAAAGCGCAAACCTCTTTATGGTAAGCAGAGACTAAAAGCTGAAGATGATCTATGGTACATTAGCCAAGAGCTAAAAGACCTTTATTCTGATAGAGGTCAAATGCTAATTGACATGGAAGAAGAGGCTGAAGCTGAAGGTGGTCCAATTGCCGATGAATATGGCGATAAGCTAAACAAGATTGAAGATGAGATTCAAAAGCTTATTGCTAAGAGAAACAAGCTTGAAATGATGTTAGCTGAATCAGTGGTTAATGAAGCTAAATTCAAAGCTGGTCAAGTTTGGATGTGGAAGCATGTTGATGGAGATAAGGAAGTTGAAATCACTGATATCAAACCTAATGGAGATGTTGTAGGTAAGGTTAAAGGAACTTCAGACGAATTTATTGTTAGAGACGCTAATAAATGGCTTAAGAAGAAAGTGTCTGAATCTGTAATTAACGAAGAAAAATCAGCTTCTGAAAAGCTGGCTGATGAAGTTTCAGGTGAATTATATCAAGCAACATCAGAAGAAATTGATGAAAAAACAATCTATACTGGTCGAACTGAAGTAGATATTATGGATGAAGTTGGAGGTGATATTCATAGCATATACGGTAAATTAAATGATTTAGCAGAAGAGACAACTGATGCTAAATGGAGAAAAGCCATTGAAGGTATTATTAAAAATCTTGAAGGAGTTGAAAACAAAATTGGTCAAACTGCTAACAAGTTAGGTGTTGTTCCAACATATGAATCAGAAGAAGTTAATGAAGCTCGTTCAATCAATAAGATTCAAAAAGAATACTCAGCTGTAGTATCTGAAATGTCTGAAGTTGTTTTAAACTGGAAAGTCGCTAAAGAATCAGGTGATACTAAAGCTGAAGCTAACTTTTTAGCAAGATTAAAAGAACTTACTGCACAGAAAAAATCTTTAGAGAAAGAATTAAATCAAGCTGTAATGGGTAAAGATAGAAACGCTGAATTAGCGGGAGCTTTAGAATCTTTAATGTTAGAAGGTTCTATGTCAGAAATTGATATTATTGCTCAAGAAGCTAAGAATTTAAAGGACTTTATTAAAGAAGTATTAAAATATCTTAAGGCTGAAGACTCAAAGGAATTAAGAGATTGGTTAACGTCATTATACGCACCTTATCAAAGTTAATTTCATTTGAAACATTTTTAAAAAGCTCGATATAATTATCGAGCTTTTTTATTTTACAAGGCTTCTAACTTATAATGATGCAACCATTCCTATTTAAACCCGATAATTACGAATCATGGTCAAGTAAGGCGATTGAAAAAATCGAATTAACCATTGAAAGTTGTCAAACGCGTTGTCAACTTGAAACTGCTGCCAAGATGGTAGATAACTTCGTATTAATTATGGTTTTGAATGAAACTTATTCACAGGAAATAGTACAAGATATATCGCGTCAACTATATTTATGCTTAAAATTAAAAGAAAGTAGATTACATGGATAAAAATAAAGGTAAAATCGGCTTTACCGCTGGTAATTTTGATCTTTTGCACCCTGGTTACATTTATACATTTGAAACCGCTAAACAACACTGTGATTATTTTATGGTGTTTTTGCAAATGGATCCCTCAGAAACTCGATTTACAAAATATAAACCAGTTATTCCATTGTATGAACGATACAAGACTTTAATGGCTATTAAATATGTAGATGAGGTAGTATGTTATCAAACTGAAGAAGACCTAATTAAATTAATCGAGTTCTATAAGCCAGATATTCGTATTTTAGGAGATGATTACATTGGTAAGCGCTTTACTGGTGATAATCTTCCACCTGAAGTTATTTACACAACACGTTCACATGACTGGTCAACTACTAAGTTGAAAGATTTGATTACTATTCAAACTGTAAAGCAAAATCCAGAAATTGTAGACCGTGCAAAGAATGAAAATTCAACTTCGTCAGCACAAAGATTAATGTTAGCAATTAGAGATCAAATTGCTCAACATGCTGAAGGAAATCTTACAGAAGATCAATATAAAAATGCAATTAAAGAATTATTAGAACAAGCATGAGAATAGTAGTAACAGGTGGTATGGGTTTTATTGGCTCATCATTCGTAAATTTGTTGGGCCGTAAATTGCCAACTGCACAGGTAGTTGTAGTTGATAAGATGACTTATGCAGCAAACCCAAATAATCTCAAAACACAAGTAACTCTAATCAAAGAAGATATTTGCGATGTAACCGTAGAAGATCTCGGTGATTATGATTATTTGGTCCATTTTGCAGCGGAAAGTCATGTTGATAATTCTATTAAAGATGGCCGACCATTTATTCGCACTAATGTTGAAGGAACCTTTAACCTTATTGAATGTGCTCGTCAAAACAAAAATCTAAAAAAGTTTATTCATATTTCAACCGATGAAGTTTATGGAGATATGAATGATATAGATACTTTAGCAGAAGCTCATGAGAAATATCCATTACACGGATCTTCTTATTATTCTGCAAGTAAAGCAGCTTCTGATCTTTTAGTTGAAGCAGCAGGCCGTACATTCGGACTTCCATATTTAATTACACGAACTTGTAATAATTATGGAGCTCATCAAAACGCAGAGAAATTTATTCCAAAAATCATCCAATCAATTAAAGAAGATAAGACTATTCCAGTTTACGGAGATGGTCGCCAAGTTCGAGAGTGGATCGATGTTGAAGACAATGTTCAACTGATTTATGAACTAATGTTATCTGATCAATTAAATGAAGTTTACAACATTGGCTCAGGAGAACGTTACGAAAACATTGAAATCGTGAACATGATCGGTGAAATGTTGGGTAAAACACCAAGGTTTGAATATGTTACAGATCGTTTAGGTCATGATCGAAGATATGCACTAAACTCAACTAAAGTCAGAGAAATCTTCTCAGACTGGGAAATCCTATCCTTTCAAGAATTCTTATTAGAACAAGTTAACGAATTAAAAGAAAAAGTATGAAAGCACATTTAGTAGATATGTTACGTAAATCAGCAGAAGCTGACAAATCAAAGGCATTATTAACACTTGAATTATTGTCAAATCACGCAGCAGGTATTGGAGATCACTCAACGGGTGACTTTTACAAAAACGCAGAAGAAGCTCTTACAATGTTAGTGGATGCTGATGACAAGCTTGAAGCATTAGACAAATATTTTCAAACTCAAGTATAATTGAAAATATTTAGAAAATAATTAACCCGGGATTTTTTAGTCTCGGGTTTTTTGTTTATATTAGCTGTATAATTAAAAGATAAGCAATATGACAAAACAAGAGTTCATCGACAAACACGGAGAGTTTCAACCAGTTGAATTGTTTGGCACTTATGACGTTATTCGCCGTATCTCTAGCAACTTAAGTGATCTACACATTGAAAAAGAGTTCTTTACTTCAGAAGAAATGGATAACAAGCTGAATGCGATAAAGCAATATATGTGGGACTATGCAGCTGTGATGCTTGAAGAAGAGCGTCAAAAGCGATATGAAGAGCAAGAGATGAAAGAATTTAATGCACATTTAGGTAGAATTTAAGATGAGTAATAGGCAATTCACATGGTGGCGTAGGTTTCATACTTCTCGAAAACTACCAAAAGATCTCTATTGGAAAGGATATTCTCGCCTTCTTCAACGAATTGAATTTGGAGAGTTTGAATATGATCAATTGTCAGAACAAACTCATTTAGAGGAGCTCCTATATCAGATAGAATGTCAACAAATTAAAAATGAATTTAGCTACACTCGAGATCCAGAAATTATTCAAGAAAAAATTAGAGATCGACGAAAATTAAAAAATAAGCGAGTTGGTATAATGATGGAAAAACATCTTAAGCGTGAAGCCGAATTGCTTAGTCAACTTAGATTAGAACTTGCCGAGGAATTTAGTCTTGATGTTGACTATATACGAGAATACATGGAAACCTTTGATGGTACCACTAGGCAGCTTTTTTATGTGCTTAGATCCATTTCACAAGGTAGAACAATACCTACATTCGAACAAATAGATTTATTCCCTCGTTCACATTCAGAGCAGCCTAGGCACATATTAAAGGATCGAGATCCAATAATTAAACGAGCATGGAATAACTTAGTTAAAGAACGTAAAATATGGAATGCATATGGAAACTAGACCTATTATAGTTTATTGGTTACCTTACGAAGATGATCGAGAAATGGTAAGGCTTTTTAGTAGACATCAAGACTTTGTATGTTGTGTGATGGCAAAGGATAATCAAGAAGCTATTCAAAAAACAATACAAATTGCACAGAGCACAGGCGTCCCATATGTTAAAATCATGGGAGTTGCGATCGGTCGAGAAGAGTGGGTTAATGAAGAAAGTCCATTAAAAGATAGTTCTCCAAAAGCAACAAATGCCAGAAACAAAACGCATATATAAGGTATAATTAATCAAACATATTTTACATGGATAATAAATCAATCTCACTAGAAGCTCACGAACTTATCAATAATCGATCTGAAGAAAAAGATCGTATGTATGGACCTTTCTCTGAAGGTATGGATCGAGCTGCTCTCATTTTTAAAGGTATGACAGGTCTAGATGTAACTGGCCGCGAAATGTATATGGCTCTTATTGCTCTTAAATTTTCACGTGAAAGTTATAACCATAAGCGTGACAATTTACTCGATGCAATCGGCTATATTCAAGGTCTTGATAACTATGTAAATGAAAAACAAAATAATGGATGATTTAACTCGAGGTACTGCTGTTAGCCATCTAAAGTTAGGAAATGGCAAAATAACCGAATTTTATGAATTCTATAACACTATATTTGTCGATGTGTTATTTGAAAAAAGTACAGAACCGATTTATATTAAAATAGAAGATTTAAAAATAGAAAATAAGAAATGAAAATCGCATTAGTCTTAGCAAAAGGAGTAGAGGGTTGTGGTCTAACAAGACACACTATTGAATTCTACAATTGGTTAATTAAAGAAGGTCATGAAGCAACCATCTATTCAGCTACTGAAAAGGTTTGGCCACGTCAAAAAACAACAGACATTGTTACAACGTATTTTAAAAGAGCAGACATTCCAAAAATTGCAAAGGAATTAAACTCACACGATGTAGTTTATTACACCTCATTTCCACACAAATCAGTGGGCGATGAGTTCAATGAAGATTTCATTGAGCATTGTGTATATGGTTTAACAAATCCAATTAAAGTTGGAAACTGTTTAGATCACAATACTCAAAACCTTGCAAAGAATCACAAGTATTGGGAGATCATGACACAGATGGACGCTATGTTCAACTACTCTTTGACTTCTAATTTTGCAAACAAACTTAGAGAAGAGGCACCAGATACTCCTCTTATCGAAATGAACCTAAATCCATATGATTATGATGCATGGCTCCCAACTTGGAAACCAGCTGAAGAACAAATGCGACGAGTTACTTACTTTGGTCGATTTGCTGGATTTAAGGATCCATTCCGTATGTTTGATATTATGAACCTTTTGAAAGGTAATGATTTTGTAACAGAAGCTCGTGGCGTTGAACGTTCTATTGGTGCTCTTCCAATGTTCTTAAATGACGATCGTTCTCCTCGCCAAGATGTGTTTGAAGTTAATGAAAAAAAGAATCCTATAATTTATCCACAGGTTGATGATAAAGTATACATTTATGGTCCTTATAATTTAGCTGAAGGAATGGGAGAGCTTTCAAACTCAATGTTTGGTGCAGAGTTCTTTAATCTTCCAGCTCGTCTTTATGGTTCGATGATTGAATATGCAATGTGTGAAGTTATTGCAGCGGGTACAATTCCATTATTCGATAAACATTGGGGAGAGAACGTAATCCACCGAACAGAAAAGGTTCCTTTTATTGAATTAGAAGATTTTGCAATCTTTGTTGATAAGAATAATGTAGAAGCTTCAATTCCTCAAATCTTAGAATTGGCTAATGACCATAAACGCAGAGATGCCTTTAGAAAGAACTCTCTTCGGTTAGCTAAACTACATAACGCACCAGAAGTAGTTAACACAGATCTTTTCGAAGCTATCTCTAATGTAACAAAAAGAGCTAATAAACCAGGTCCAGTTCAAGAACTAAAAACAAACTCACTTTTCTAAGTATAAATTACATGGCAAATATAGATAACGAATGCAAAGATCTTGAAGTAAAAGATTTTTACGACCAGTCAACTACACACTTGGCTGATATTATGGAAAACCAAAAGAAAATGCAAGAGCAGACTTATGGTTTCAAATTTGAAGATATGACAATTAGAGAAGTTATGAACTTCTGGCATGTTAATACACACGCAGTCGTTGATGAAATTCATGAAATGACGGATGCACTTGGCGGTATTAAAGATGGATCTGGCAATGCAGTATGGAAATACTGGAAGAAAGATTTCTCAAAGTATGAAACTATGAAAGTTTCAGATCTATCAGATGGCGACAAGAAAGAATTGTATATGGAATGGGTAGACATTCTACACTTCTTTATAAACTACGCGGCCTCAATCGGATTAGATGCAAAAACAGCATACAACTATTATTTCGCAAAAGCAGAAGAAAACGTTAACCGCCAGAAAAATAACTATTAATGATTTTAGATATTGAGCAAAGAGACAAAGACGTCATCATTTCCTACTATGATGTCGAAGGCAAAGTAGCATTTAAACAATATCCAATTTCACAGTTTCAAAACTGGTATATCTGTGACGAAAAAGAACGAGGAGTAAGTACTGAATTTAAAAATTGGGATGGTCGACCTGTTAAATTAGGTCCAGCTCGCCAGTTCAATAAGTTCTCAATGGTCTATTTTATTGATGGATTACCAGAAAGAGATAAAGAAGAACTACTGGCATATAATATGCCTAAGACATATTTTGTCGATATTGAAACTGAAATCGTTGATGGTTTTCCAAAGGCTGAAGAAGCTAAATCAAGAATTCTTTCTTTCTCTATCATTACACCTGAGCGTAAAGCGATTGTTTTAGGTCTTGAAGATATGGATCCTAAGAGTATTCAAAAGATTGAAGATGATACTAATGAATATTTCAAAGATTTTGATCAAGATTGGGAATTTAAATACCATAAGTTCAACACTGAATATGATATGGTATACACGTTCTTAATGAAGTTCTTACCTAAATTTCCAATGATGACAGGATGGAACTTTATCAACTATGACTGGCAATATATTGTTAATCGCTGTAAAAGACTTCAAATTGATATTAATGAAGTTGGTATGACTCAAAGTGTTGATAGAACTGATTCACGCCCACTTCACATTGGAATTCTGGACTACATGCAATTGTATGATAAATATGATCGCTCAGTTAAAGTAAAGGAATCTAATTCACTCGATTATGTTTCGAGTCAAGTATTAAATACAAATAAAATTAAGTTCACAGGTTCACTCCAAGATCTTTATAGAGATAACTTTACTAAATACATATACTATAACGTAGTTGACTCCGTGTTAGTCTATTATATAGATCAGAAACTTAAATCAATGGAAGTTCTTTTAACCTTGGCGAATATTACTAAGATGCCACTGTATAAAGCAAGTTCTCCAGTAGCAATCACAGAAGCTCTTATGGCTCGTAAATTAGCTGAACAAGGAATGCGAATTGGAACAGAACAACGAGAAGATGGTCAAAAGGATGGTCAATACGTTGGAGCTTTCGTTAAAGAACCTATTGTAGGTTACTATGAAGGAATTAGTGCATTTGACTTTGCTTCACTATATCCTTCTATTATGAGACAGTTTAACATCTCACCGGATGCATATGTTGAACAAGTTTATAAGAGTCAGATTAAAGAACGAAGAGAAGATAAAGAAGTTATTGTTTGCGATAACGGTGTAGTGTATAAAAAAGAAGATAGTATTCTTAAAAAGATATTAACAGATTTATACGACCAACGGAAACAATATAAGAAAATGTCGTATGATTATTTCACAAAAGCAGACCAACTTAAGAAAAGAATAACATAATAACTTTAACCCATATGGGCTCTGAATATTGACTCGTAGATATATAACCTACATTCAATACAAGTAAGAGGCCTTTCTGATGAAAGGCCTTTTATAGTCTAAAAGGAATATAAAAAAATACAAAAAAATGGAAAATACACATTCTAATTTATTTAAAGAAAGAATTGAATACAAGCCATTTGAATATCCGGTTTACTACACAGAGGGTTGGTTAAAACAAATGCAAGCATTTTGGTTACACACTGAAATTTCAATGCAAGGAGATGTCAAAGACTGGAATGAAAAATTAACAGATGCAGAAAAGAATTTAGTAGGTAACATTTTATTGGGGTTTGCACAAACTGAATGCGCAGTTTCAGATTACTGGACAGGTATGGTTACGCATTGGTTTCCTAAGCATGAAATCAAACAAATGGCAATGGCATTTGGATCACAAGAAACAATCCACGCAACTGCATATTCATATTTAAACGAAACATTAGGTCTTGAAGATTTCTCAGCATTCTTACATGAACCAGCAATTTCAGAGAAGTTTGAATTGTTAACTTCAACTGAAGCAGATTGGACTCATGAGGACCTACAAAAATCAGCAACTGCCAGAAAGCAAGTTGCTAGATCACTAGCAATCTTCTCAGCGTTTGCTGAAGGAGTTTCATTGTATTCATCGTTTGCAGTTCTTTACTCGTTTCAAATGAGAAACTTGTTAAAAGGAATTGGTCAACAGATGAAGTGGTCAGTTCGTGACGAATCACTACACTCTAAGATGGGCTGTCAATTATTTAAGCACATGTCCACAGAATATCCTGAATTGAAAGAGGACGTAAAAGATGATGTGATTCGTGCAGCTGAGCTCATGGTTGACATGGAACATAATTTCATTGATAAGATGTTTGAAATGGGAGATCTTGATAATCTAAAGGCTAGTGATCTAAAACAGTTTATTCTTAAAAGAGCAAACGAAAAAATTGCAGAATTAGGTTACACTGATGGACCATTTATGAAATATGATGAAGCTGCTGCTTCTGAATTAGATTGGTTTTATCACTTAACGGGTGGAACAACACATACAGATTTCTTTGCAACCAGACCTACAGATTATTCTAAGGCAGGCGAAGATGAAAACTGGGATGAAGACGAATTATTTTAATAAATTTATATGGGAAAGAAAGTAGAAAGCATTAATCATGGTGAAACCCTAGGATGGGAAATCGGAGTAGATTTTCCAACATGGGGCAACACTGAGATTTATGTAAAGACAATTAGCAATGGCTATCTTATGCAGGGTGAAACACCAAAGGATGCATATTGGAGAGTGGCAACAACGGTGGCAAAGCGTTTACAAAAACCAGAAATGGCAAGTAAATTCTTTGATTATATTTGGAAGGGATGGTTGAATTTAGCTTCTCCAGTTCTTTCAAATACAGGAACTGAAAGAGGCCTTCCAATTTCCTGTTTCGGTATTGACGTAGCTGATTCAATTCATGATATTGGTGCAAAGAATTTAGAGATGATGTTGCTAGCAAAACACGGAGGCGGAGTTGGTATTGGTATTAACCAAATCAGACCAGCCGGTGCAAAGATTAGAGGCAACGGAACAAGCGATGGTATTGTTCCATTTTGTAAGATTTATGATTCAACTATTTTAGCAACTAACCAAGGAAGCGTAAGACGAGGAGCAGCTTCAGTTAATATTGATATTGAACATGCAGATTTCTGGGAATGGTTAGAAATTCGCGAACCAAAGGGAGATGTAAACCGTCAATCATTGAACCTACACCAATGTGTTGTAATTTCAGATGGTTTTATGCAAAAGGTAAAAGCTGGCGACAAAGAAGCTCGTAAAAGATGGACTGCAGTTATTCGCAAGCGTAGAGCGACTGGTGAGCCATACATTATGTTTAAAGGCAATGTAAATCGTTCAAATCCAGATGCATATAAACAGAATGGATTAAAGGTTTATATGACAAACATTTGTTCTGAGATTACGCTACACACTGATGAAAATCACTCATTCGTTTGTTGTTTATCTTCAGTGAACCTTGCAAAGTATGATGAGTGGAAGGATACAGATCTTATTTATACAGCGACATGGTTTCTTGATGGTGTTCTTGAAGAATTCATTCAAAAGGCAAAATTTATGCGTGGATTTGAAAACTCAGTTCGTTCTGCAGAAAAAGGTAGAGCACTTGGACTTGGAGTTCTTGGATGGCACACATACCTACAAGAACGTAATATTCCGTTTGAAGGTTTAACAGCTCAATTTGAAACTCGTAAGATTTTCTCAATGATTAAAACTGAAAGTGAAAAAGCAAGTAGAGATATGGCAACTGACATGGGTGAACCTCTATGGTGTGTTGGAACAGGGATGCGCAACACACACTTAAGAGCAATCGCACCAACGGTTTCTAATTCTAAATTAAGCGGTAATGTTTCAGCGGGTATTGAACCATGGGCTGCCAATGTTTTCACAGAACAAACTGCAAAAGGAACGTTCATTCGTAAGAATCCAACTCTTGAAGCAGCTTTAGAAGAAATCGGTAAAAACACAAAGGAAACATGGGACCAGATTTTAGTTGATGGTGGTAGTGTTTTTGGTCTTTCATGGATCGATGACTACTATGTACATGTTTCATCTAAAACTGCTCCATTACATAAAAATAAAATGGAAAGATTATCAGAACTTCAAAGAGATAATTATATTCCATTTAAATCAATATTCAAGACGTTTAAAGAAATCAATCAATTAGAATTGGTAAAACAAGCAGGCGTTAGACAACAATACGTTGATCAGGCAGTTTCTTTAAATCTTGCGTTTCCAAAAGAAGCAGAACCAAAATTCATCAATCAAGTTCACTTAGAAGCATATGATCAGGGTATTAAAACTCTTTATTATATGAGAACTGAAAGCGTACTTAGAGGAGATATTGCAGCAGCTGCGATCGATCCTGACTGTCTTTCTTGTGATGGATAGATAATTAAAGGTGTGGCTGTGATGGCCACTCTTAGGACCGTTATAGTTAACGGAACGAGGCCAGGAGTTCGCTACTTCCTGGCCTCACTTTTTTTAAAGAAATAAATATAAATAAAAATAGGTTTATGTTTTCAGTAGTTATTCCAACCTTATGGAAAAGCAAATACACAGTTAACTTAATTCAAAGTTATTTAGATTGTGATCTTGTATCTGAAGTTATATTAATAGATAACGCAAAGAATGATGCACCATCGTTTGATTTTAATCATAAATCTAAATTAGTCCATATAAAACAAGAAAATAACATATATGTTAATAGGGCATGGAATCTGGGTGTCACATTAGCAAAATACGAAAATGTTATAATATCAAATGATGATATAGAATTTGACATAAATTCAAATCTTCATTTCATAAATCAATTAGAGGGTTATGGGGCAATAGGTTGCAATACATATTGCTTCAACAATGATATATTTGGAATAGGAGTTAGAGAACTTGAAGATTTTTTACTTGAAAATAAACATTATATCACTAAAGGATGGGGATGTTTACTTTTTATTAAGAAGAGCAAATGGGTATCAATTCCAGAAGATCTTTTAATTTGGTTTGGTGATGATTGGATTAATAAAACAATTGAACCTATTCAATCTATTTATATTAAAGGTGGAATTAATACTGAAATGTCAACTTCGTCAGGTCAAATCGAAATGAATCGAATCGTAGATAGTGATGTCAATACATGGACCATCAAATATAATAAATAAGATATATAGATTATAAATACATAACTCTATAATGGAACAGAAACACGTATATGATTTTGTAGGTTGGCAAGCTGACCAATTAGGAATGACAAGAGAGCAATACATGGCTCATTATCAAGCTAATCAAATCGGATTAGGCATTGATGAATCTTTAGAAACTGAAGAATCTGAAGAGTAATACTTTTTTGAAACTTTATGCGGTTTATGGTTATAATACCTAAACGTATATTAAATTCAAAAACAGTATGAAAATTAAGATTAACAAAGTCGATCAAAACAGCTTTATTAGCTTTGTGAATAGATTGAAAGTCATTGACTCTTTCATCTATTTCAAAATCAAAGATGGAGTTGTACAAGCTTCAGCTTATTTGCCTCAACGAGATGCAGTTAAGCACCACCGTATTCCTTTGGCTCAAATGTTCCAAATCGAAGAAGGTCAAATCACAACAGAAAAAGAATTGAAGATTGCTTTCTTCGATGCACAGAAGTTAACTGATGCATTTAAGCAGTTTGAATATGATTCAATCTCTGGTGAATTTGAATTCATCGAAAACGAAGATGATTGTGTTGCAACTACTTTCCGCATCTATAACGATGAACTCGAGATCAACCTTGCATGCTCTGAACCTTCTTTGGGTTACAAAGATTTGACAGACGCACAGATTCAAGCTATCTTTAATGTTGACTCTGCAGCATACAAGTTTGACATTGATTACACTACACTAAATAAAGTACGTTCATTATTCGGTTTGGATAAAGAAGAAACATTCTCAATCGAAGCAAATGGCAAAGGAGTTAAACTGACCGGTAACACATATAATATGCTTGTTACACCAGATTATGATGGTACTTCAGGAGGTAAAGTTACATTGTTTAAAAAGTATTTGAATCTTTTGGATAAAGAAGATTACACAGCAAACGTTTTAGATAACCGCGTTGTTCTTCGTTCAAATGACTCAGAAACACTTTTAACAATCGCAACCTGCGCATCAGCGTAATAACCTATGGTATTGGAGAATATAGAAAAGCTTATTAGTAAGCCTGAAAACGAGCTTACAAAACAAGAGATCAAAGAATTAGTCGAGTACTATGAAATGATGTCAACTAAATATACAGCATATGAACAAGCTGTTAAAGTTACGTTGAACTCTATCTATGGTGCATTCGGTAATAAGTGGTTTCACTTCTTCAATATCGATATTGCGGAGTCAATTACCCTGCAAGGCCAAAGTGCTATTCTTTATTCTGAAAAAATTCTTAACAAATACTTTCAAGAATTTTGGCATAAAGATACAGAAGTACACCAGAAATTTAATATAAAAGTTAAGAATCATCTTAATAAGCCATCCGTGGTTTACATTGACACAGATTCTTGTTACGTTCAATTTGAAGAGATGTACGAGTCCATTGAATGGCTAGAAGAAAGCATGACAATCGACAAGTTTATCATGGAGTTGTACAACTTCAGATTGAATGATTATATTGTAAAGTGTATGCAAAGATATGCAGAAGCAACAAACACGGATAACTTCTTAATGTTCGAACTTGAAACTATTGCATATTCTGGAATTTGGCTCGCTAAGAAAAAGTATTTACAAAATATTGCATGGGAAGATAAACTATCAATTGACGATAGATATCCGACTTTAAAAAAGATCAAAACAATTGGATTCGATACAATCCAATCTTCAACCCCTGCATTAGCACGTAAACACTTAACTGAAGCTCTTAAAATTGTACTTTCAGAAAAACCAACAGGTGATCTTCTTAAAAAACTAGTTGATTATTTGAAGAAATGTAAGAAAGAATTTCAATTAGCAGATGTTGATCAAATTTCATTTAACAAGAGAACTAATAATATCGAAAAGTATATTGTAGATGATACAATTGAATTTCAAATTGGATCTAAATGTCCTCCTAACGTAAAGGCTGCAGGCTTCTACAATTATCTTATGAATACTAATTCAAAGTATAAAAACAAATATAAGATGATTGGTAATGGTGAAAAGTTAAAATTATATCATTGTAAACATGCTATTTCAGATATGTTTGCTTATATGCCAGGTGATCACCCGTACGAAATTGCACCAGAAATTGATTATGAAATTCAATTTGAAAAAAGCGTCATTGACCCATTGAATCGAGTGTTAACATCAGTTGGTCTACAAACTTTAAATAGAAATTTAATTTATTCAACCTCACTATTTTAATTATGAAAGTAACAATTGAAACACTTAGAGAATTGGTAAAAAAGTATCCAAATAATTTGGAACTTGGTGATGCAATTAGAAAAATGGTTTGGTCTTTTGAAAAAGACCAAGAAAAACCAAATAAGAATCAAGTAACTATATTTGATGTAATTAGAGAAGAAGATGGCAAAAATTGATCCAAAACAAAGCGACAAGTTGTATACTGAAGAACAGTTACAACAAATTAAAGAGTATGCAAAGATTCATGCTCGTTTACGTGTTCTAAAGTCACAAATGGCAGAGATACAGGATGAAACTGAAGATTTGATTGAAACTTTAGACAAAATGAGACTAAAAGAAAATAAAGAAAATACAAATGGCGAAAAATAAATTTACATTTGAAGATTTAAATGCTGAATTAGCAAGTTTAAATCCTCTAGGTTCCGTTATGAACCAATCTAATTTCAGTGAAGTTACCGAATGGATTAACACAGGTAATTATCACTTAAACGCATGCGTTAGTGGGTCTCTTTTTGGAGGTTGGCCAAATAACCGTTCATGTTCAATTGCAGGTCCATCTGGAACAGGTAAAACATTCTTGATGCTAAACTCTGTTCGCGAAGCAATCAACATGGGTTACAATGTAATCTATTATGATTCAGAAGCGGCAGTAGATAAAGAGCAAATGGAAAAGTTTGGTATTGATACTTCTATGGTAAACTATCAACCTATCAACACGGTTCAAGATTTTCGTACATCTGTTACCACTATCACACAAAAGATGCAGGATATTAAACGTAAAGGTGGAGAAGTTCCCAAAGTAATGATAGTACTCGATTCAGCTGGTAACTTAGCAACAGCAAAGGAAATCGAAGATGCTGCAACAGGTTCAGATAAGGCAGATATGACTCGATCTAAAGTTCTTAAGTCGATCTTTAGAATTATTATGACTCCTCTAGCTGACCTTAAAATTCCTTTCTTATTCACCAATCACACATACCAAACACAAGACTTTATTTCTCGTCAAATTGCAGGTGGTGGAACAGGTCCACAATACGCAGCCTCAATTGTTCTTATGTTAAATAAAGCGCAACTAAAGGACGGAGCAGAAAAGGTTGGTATTGTAGTTAATGCTAAACCAGATAAGAATCGTTTTGCAAAACCACATCCAATTAAATTTCACTTACACTTTTCAGAAGGTATGAATCCTTACGTTGGTCTTGAACAATATGTTGCATGGGATGTATGTGGCGTAGCTAAAGGAGTTATTGAAAAAGGTGAAAAAATTCCTAAAGCAACTGCACGCACCTGGATTTGTAAACACCTTGATGAAACTGTAACAAATAAAGAATTCTTTACAAGTAAAGTTTTCACAGAAGAAGTTCTACAGCAAATTAATGAGCACATTAAACCAATCTTTAACTATAATACTGAAATCGACGCAGTAGATATTGAAGATATGTTAAATGAAACACTAGAAGCTTAATGAAAGTTAATGTACATAAAATATCAGAGGATAAGCTTCCAATTAAGTATATCTTAGGAATTCATGAATCATTAGAATCATTTCCAGATGCATTTGATATATTGTACATTTTTATCAATGAAGCAGTAAAGCGACCTGATAGACAAAAAGATACCTTTAGCAAACATGCTTTAATGCGATATTTTTCAAAGGGTAACCATGAGAATGCAGAAGAGGGTCTTAAACGAGCAATACAATTGGGTTTAATTGAACAAACAAAAGATGAACCCGGAAAAGAAACCTACAAAATAAAAATAAATCCATATTTATGATAGCAGTATTTGATGATTTCATTCAAGATGAAACACTATTAAACGATATCGCAGCTGAAGGCGATGATTTCTTTTATCCAACTGGTAAATATACCTATTGGAAGGGTTGGTGGGCTAAACCAGCTTCAAACGTAAAGCAAAGATTGACACAATATATCTGGGGTACTAAATTTCCTTTATCGAATGTAAATATTACAGCAGATGGATTTGAATATTGGACAGGTATTCAATCTGCTGAAATGACAGGTCGTAGAAACTATCTTGAATTACACTTAGACGATGACGTAGTATATCGTCAACAGACGGGTAATAGAATGTTTCCAGTTCTAGGATGTGTATACTATCCTCCCGGATTTGAATTTGAGGGTGGCGATTTGGCAATTTATACAGATGGCGAAGGAAAGACACCTGAGTTAATTAAAACCCGTCCAAATAGACTTGTAATCTTTAATCCAGGTGAAGTTGTTCACGGAGTTCAAGAGGTTACTAAGGGAACTAGAGGTGCAATTGCAATTAACGTCTGGGCAGAAGAGCCATGGTCAGTTGGTGCAGGTCACATTACACTAGAATAATATCATTTGAAACAATATCAACAAACGCTCTATAATAGGGTATATACTACAACTACATGAAATTCGGACCAGAGTTTGAAAAAATATTCTTTAAGTTATCTTTAGGTAAACCAAAATACTTAGAGACAATTAAGAAGGGCTTTTATACCCTTGATGATATTGACACATTACACTTCTTAGCTAATAAGTTTTACCAAAAGTTTCATGAGACACCTTCTGCTGAGCAGATGAAAGCTCTCATTCAAAACCCAAAGATAAAAGGCAAAGTTGATGAAGATATCGTAGACATGATCTATGCGGTTGATCTTCGAGAATATGATGAAGAATGGTTAACACAAACTACTGAATCTTGGATCAAGTGGAGAAACTTTGATTCATCTTTAATGGACATCATTGAATATGTTAAAACAACTGAAGTTACTCCAGATACCGCAGACGATATTATTTCTAAAGCAAAGGCATTAATCAATGATAGAAATTCAATTATCTTTAATTCAGATATTGGTCTTGATTTCTTTAACGCAGAAGATCACTATAATGAAAAACGAGCTAAAGTTAGCACAGGATATGGATTCTTAGATCGAGTTCTTGACGGCGGTTATGATAAAGATGGTTCATTAGTTGTTTATGTAGGCGAGCAAAACATTGGTAAGTCTATTTTTCTTGCAAATGACGCAGCTAATTTTGTTAAGATGGGAGTTAATACTGCATTTGTAACTGCTGAAATGGCAGCTCATAAGATTATGAAACGTATCGGCGCTAACTTGCTTACAATTTCAATGAATGAGTATGAAGAAAAAGCTAAGAATAAAGATTTAATGAAGCGTAAGCTTGAAAATGTAGGAGATGGCTTTACTCCACCAGGATCTTTATTTGTAAAGCAATTTCCAACATCACAGGCAACTGTGACAGATATCGAAGCCCACTTAAAACAAATTGAAGAAGAGAAGCGAATTAAACTTGGTGCAATCGTAATTGACTACATTAATATTCTAGCAAACTATCGTAATCCAAATTCTGAAAATATGTATCTTAAGATCAAGCAAATTGCAGAAGATCTAAGAGCAATGGGAGTACGTAATGGTTGGCTAATTGTTACAGCAACGCAGATTAACCGTAATAATTATAACTCGAGCGATATTGGTATGGGTGATGTTGCAGAATCTGCTGGTCTTTCACATACTGCAGATATGATGTTAGGTATCATTCAAGATGACTTAATGCGTGCCAGCTATGAGTATTGGTTAAAGATCTTAAAGATTCGTGACGGAGAAGGAAAGGGCACCAAGTGCAAACTACAAATTAACTATAATTACATGAGACTCACTGAGACAGACGAAGTGACAAACTCAAATATACACAGTTTATAATGAGAACTAAAAGAGATAAAATTTTCGATAATACATTCGAAGAAACAGAATTCGAATATGATCCATCTTTAACATTTGAAGTTGCACCGTCTTATTTAGATTCTCGAAGTGAAGAAGATAAAATTGAAGCGGGCTTGATCGCAGATCAAATTCATGAACTAATTATTAAATCGAGATTTAAAGTTTTTAATGAAATCGATGAATTTCAACAAACTATTAAACTAAAGAAACTTGATATCAATGAGGTATATGAATATGTTTCTGATGAAATGAAAACAAAGCATTCACTAGTTGATGTGTTCTCAGAACTTAGCGATTACTTTAACATCAATCCTACGCGTTTTTATCAATCACTAGGAAATAAATTTAAAGAAGAATTAATCGAAGAACTTGACGAAAGAACAAACATACTGAAAAGAAAGAACATCAACAGATTATTCTAATTAGTTATGATTGATAGTACAATCTTAAACAAACCCGTAAAAAGGATTTGGATCTTAGGAGACATGCACCTTGGAGTACGTTCAAACTCCATGGAATGGTTAGATATCCAAAAAGATTTCTATGAAAACTTGTTTATTCCAACTCTTCAAAAAAATGTAAGAGAAGGTGATATTCTAGTACAAGTAGGTGATGCATTTGATAATCGCCAAAGTATTAATCTAAAGGTACTTAATTACGCAGTTGATCTTTTTGAAAGATTAGGTGAAATTCTACCAACCCATGTCATTTGCGGTAATCATGATATTTGGGCAAAAAAATCAAATGATGTAACCTCAATCGATTCTCTTAAGTGGATTCCAAATGTTGCAATCTATAAAGATCCTGAATTATTTAATTGGGGTGGAAAAAAGGTTTTATTAATGCCATGGAGAAGAGATGCTGCACATGAAGCAGAAACTCTTGCAGAATATCCAACCGCCAATATTGTCTTTTGTCATTCTGAAGTTAAAGGTATCAAATTAAACTCTAAAGTAACAAATGATCATGGCTCAGATTCCCAGTCATTTGACAGATATGATGCAGTGTATTCTGGTCATATTCATTATAGACAAAAGAAAGGAAAGTTGAGAATGGTTGGTACTCCATATCAATTGACTAGATCAGATGCCAACAACGCTAAAGGGTTTGATCTGGTTAATTTAGAAGACATGTCAGAGACTTTCTTTGAAAATAATATATCTCCAAAGTTTATTAAGACATATCTCACGGGTCTTTATAATGTACCTCTAGGTGAATTCAAAGAAGAAATTCGTAATAACTTCGTAGATCTATATGTTCCTTCAAATATTGCAGCTTCTAACGCGCTATCGAAATTAATTAATAAGATTCAAGAAATTGGTCGTAAAATCGAACCAAATATCTATGAGCAAGATACATTCATCGACAAAGATATGTATGACATGGATGAAATTGAAGATTTATATAAGAACTATAATATTCTTCATCTATGTAATATGTATATTGATGGTCTAGGTCATGATGATGAAACAAAAGCACAGATTAAAGATAAAATAAAGAAACTGCACGATCTCTGTGCTTATAATTACGATAGCGATCAATGAAAATTCAATCAATAGAATTTAAGAACTTTGCAAGTTACGGAAATTCAATTCAAAGATTAGAGTTTGAGGACGATAAATCAGAATTGTTTTTAACACTCGGTAAAAATGGTCATGGTAAAACTACTATTGCAAACGCAATTGTCTATGCGTTATATGGTAAAGTTGAAGGTGTTAAGTTAAGCGATTTACCCAATAGAATTAATAAAGATCTCTGGGTTAAGATTAACCTTCAGTGTAAAAATACAGAGGTTGAAATTGAACGAGGCCTTTCTCCTAATATATTTGAAGTACGCTTAAATGGAATCGAATTTGATAAGGCAGGTAAGCGCTCAGTTCAAGAATATTTAGAGGAAGAAATCTTTGGTATACCATACCATGTATTTAAAAATATCATTATTCTTTCAGTGAATGATTTTAAGTCATTTTTAACAATGACAAATCATGATAAAAAACAAATCATAGATAGAATGTTTGGATTTTCTATCTTAAATGATATGCAG